AGCGGGAGGAGACAAGAAAGAACAGGCTTACGGAGAGGCTTTACGGCCCACCTGTTCTTCCCACTAAGACGTTTAAACCGAAAAGTTCTTGAGTTAAGCTCGAGATAAACGTCAGAGATACCTGTCTTCTCCTCGTTAACGACCAAGCCAAAATGGGAAGTGACAGAGACCCAATCTGCGAAGAAGTCTTTGTCTCCAGCGAACGCAATATCGTCCCCATTAATGAGGACATTGTCCCATCTGGCTTTACCTGAGCGCTTGCGCCGGAGATCGGCACAGATATCGTAGCACGCCTTGTTCAAGAGGCACAAGACCACAAACGATACCTTGTTCCCCATCATTGATCCACGTCGAATCGGATACTTACGTCCCGATCGTGAATACCAATGAAGGAGCTCCGGCGCAAAGGACCCCCGTAAAAGGGTCCTCTCCGTGTAGGTGAGGTCGGGCGAATCGCAGAGGACATCAACTATCACCTTTACAGCTGATAGATAAATATTGTCAGTGGCGGCCTGGTAGTCGCCACTGATAATGTCCTCACCCGGGAGTAGGCTATGAAGCACACGATAGACATGGTCACTGTGAACATCGCCTCGGACCAACCACTTTTGGGTGGAAAGATGGTCATAAAGGCACGAATGCACAGGATCCAGGACACGCTTCACCAAAGCCGTCTGCATTGTGACAACACGAAACTTCCCCTTGGTCTTAGCTACGCCACAGCGCAGACGGAAGGGGTTCTCATGCCAAAGATCATCACAATGCACTCCCAGGTTTCCTCCCTCACCTACTTCTCTATCGGCAGCACCATTCTGGTCCGGTACCAGAGATTGCTGCCGATGAGCCTCCAACTTCCTCCCCCAATGGAGGCCGACGGTTTTACGAACCCGCCGCGCCAGCTCCTCCAGAGGGCTCTCACTCCAGCTGGTAGGAGTGGCAGGATCGAAGGCAGGGTCTTCAGCGACATGCGCACGCCAGACCTTACGAGCCTTCTCTGCTAACTTCTCATCACAGGGGTAACATGGAATGTCGAAGAACCGGTCACAGCTCTTCAACATCGACTTAACGACGCGGGCGTCATCTCCCTCACACAAGAACTCAGCCTTCCTGCTGATCCACTCCGCTCTAAGGGTAGAGCAGTTGGCGCCATGGAAACGGCGTGACTGGCGCGAATCCTCC